GGGTAGTAGTTGTTGTCGGCGTCAAGACGACTTGCGTCAAGAGTGAGAGTGATATCATTACCGGCGCCTGGATCGGCTACTGCTGTTGAGGCTTCCTGCTTGATGTTATCAATGAACAGTGATTCTTCGAAGTGGCCATAAGTGTCACCTGCGACTGGTGTTTCATATCCGAGTGCACGGATACGTAGGTAGGCAATTCCTTGCGTACCATATTTTTTATAGACAGTATTCAGTATCTGTGGTTTGTGTAAATCCAAGCCCGATACGAATGTGGAGTCCATGATGATTGAAACTGGTGCTGCCATTTTCTTTACGTTTTTAGAGATTAGTAGTTAGGTTAGTACCTGAACCCCTCGGCCTCGGCTGCTTGCCTACGGCCTTCTTCTGCTTTTGAAAGTTCCACCGGAGGAGGATTATTGATGTCCCTAATAGCTGAAGGATTGGCGTACTTTTGATCATACTCCGCTTCTGTCATGCTACGTATTCTACCTGCAAATGCATGGTTGATACGGGCTTCATTTTCCTGCTTAAAGGTGTTAAGGAATATGGATGCTGCTTTTTCGACTGCCTCCTTAGTTACCGGAATTTGGTTGGAGCTAAGATGTTCAAGCAAGCGCTGCTCATACTGTAGCTTCAGGTCTGCCGGAATTTCATATTTCAGAATTTCCTGCGGGTCCTCTTTGTCGGCTTTTTGTGTAAAGATGGGAATATGAGTCATGACTTTCATAATCTCTCCTACAACTGGAGTCCATTCGGTTTTAGCGGTTTCTATATTCGCTTTTCTTTCGTCCTCTGAAATCACTTTGGAAACAGGCAAATCTATTGCCGAAAATTCCTGTTCAAGTTCAGATTTTACTTTCTTAGCTTCGAGCTCCAAACTCTTTTTAGCAAAGAATAATTCGTCATTATACTCGTCAATCTCTGACTTTCTTTTGCTTACGTCTTCTTCGCTGAAATCATCTGGCGATAGCTCTGATGGGGGTGAGGTATGTAATTTGTATTTCCTTTTGATAAATTTTTCGATATCGGCTTCCTTACCTATATCTTCTGGGTTCTTTGATATATGGTCGTAAACCATGAGTTGAACCGGGTCGATATTTTTATTGAGTTTCAATTGCTTGAATAACTCAAACTTAACAGGGTCTTTCTTTGCTAAGATTCCGAGCCTGTAATAATCAGGATCAATATCGGCATTGAATTCCGGGGTCTTCTTTTCTTCAAATTCTTTTAACCTGGACTTCAGTTGCTCATACTCTTCAACGCTTACGGTTGGAGGTAATGGAGCAGGAGGGTCAGCGGGAGGAGTTGGCGGGTCAGCCGGAGCAGGAGGATCAACTGGGGCAGGCGGGTCAACAGGGGTTGGCGGATCGACTGGCGGATCAGCTGGCTTAAACTTCTGTTCATTAATGTATGCGCTGATCATATCTTCGCCAGCAGCAACTAAATTATCGGGAATTATAATTCCTTCTCGTTCCATTGTGTTTATTTTGTGTGTGTTTGATGCAAATGTATAAAATATTACTCAGCCATTGCTGGTTGAGCACTCTTTTTCACCACTAATTGTAGTTCCATGGGCAAAATTTCTCTCTTAACCCGAATCTCTTCGTTAGCCTTATGTGTCTCCAAATCTTTTTGCCTATCGTGCTCTTTTTGTGCAGCCTCTTCTTCTAACTTAGCTTTTAAGGCAGCAGTTTCCTGTGCGTTCTTAGCGTCGAGAGCCATATTGTCTTGCTGCATTTTTTCATCATGCTCCTTATTCTTTTGGTCCCTGTATGCAAGAAACATTTCAGCATACTTTAATGAGGCTCCGCTGTTTATCATTCGCTTAACAGCAAAGGCTTCGCTCATAGTTATTGCAGGTTGTCCGTTGCGGCCTGCTGTCATAGCTATTTGGATTTGCTGCTCGATGTCCATGATTTCTTTTTGGGTTGGGAGGGCATGGACTTTTATCCCCATTGCTTCGAAACCGTATTCGGCGCCTTGTTTTAATACCTGCTGAGCTGTTTTCCCAATGCTTTTTTCATATACCCAAACCTTGCCTGAATTGTATTTTGCACTCATCAACACGCGGGTTGTGCAATTTGCGAAACACTCTTCGTATATTTTGATATAAGTAGTATATATGGGCTTCAGTGAGTTTGTTGTTGCGCTTACTGCGAGTTGAGATACCCCGAGTCCTTGTTTAGCTTCTGGGCTACTCGCGTCAGTTACCTGATTAACTCCGGTGACGTCGCGAATCTGCTCCAAATTCATATTAATTATAATGATAAGCTCGTTTAGCAATTGGCCTATCCCACCTGGTAGCTCCTGGAATGGCTTTCCAGCCGCAGGCGATATCATGCCGCCCCTATGGGTAGTTGCTTTGTAAACAAAAGAACTTGCCTGCCGGTGCATCTTTATGATATCCATCGGGTCCATTCCTTTGCCTCCGATTGTCATCCCTTGTAAAGATGAGAATTCGTAAGCAATACCGGCTCCTGGGGCTGTAGCCAATGCATTTTGTATTTTAAGGTTAGATAGCTGTATTTGATCTAAGTTTGGGATAATCTGCTGCATTATAGGTATCCCTGGCATGATCTTTACATGGTAGCTTGACTTTGGATCGCATTTGTCTGGGCGAGGAACATCAAACTGCATTCCATAATCCCAACAAATATCTGAACCTATGATCCATTTTGCTCTGCGGAATACCTTTACCCGTATAGCATTTGTTTTTCTTGCGTCTGTATTATATACTTTCGGAGTTCCATTTTTATACGGCTCTTTGTAAACCATAGTGCCGCCGTCTTTCCCTTTTCTTTCAGTTTTATACTCGACATCTGTATCCCCGAATTCGCATTCAAGAACTGGAACTATGTAGTCATCGTATCTTTTAAGACCGGTCTTTTCATCAACAATATTATTAGTAAGCCTTTGCTCATTCCCGCAGTAATTTCTGAATGATACAGCTAAAGTATTTATATCTTCGTCCATTAGGTGAGGTAGCTCTTTCCTGATATTCTCGATAGTATAATACCTTAATTCTGCAAATTTGGAAACGTTTTTATTCTCATCCAAAACATAGATAGAATTTTCAGGATCAACATATCTGACGCCTACTTTTTGCGTTACGGGATCAGTGAAATCCTTACACATCATCTTGCCAGTATCAATTGCGTCACCAATCATTTCTGACTTGATTTCAGGCCACCCTGAGAAATGGTGAATGAAATCTAAGGCTGGCTCCATTGCTACCTCTACCTGTAATTTGAACCCTCCCATACTGTCGAATAATTCTAATTCGTCAAGGGTTTTAGGTTCGTAGGTTTTTGGTTTTGGTTTTGCCCCAGTTATCTGATCAATAACTTGAATGAAATCTTTTTGATCTTCTTCGGCCCATAGTTTCCATTTCTGGTCTTCTTTATCCACCTGGGCTTGCTCGCTTACTGCATTGCATTCAATCTTGTGCTCTTGACTTTCAAACATACCGATTATGATACGCCTGAATTTAGGAGCAACGCTGATAATTTTATTGAAATCAATATTAGCCCAAGACTTACGGCCCTCTAATTGGCCGTTTTTATTTTGGTCTATTCTTCCGAGTAGGGTATCCTTATATCCTTCTGAGCTTTGTCGACCTGCTCCGTATTGTCGGTTGATACGAATCTGTTCATGTTCTCCAACCTGGATCGCAGTGAGTCCTTGTACGTAATTAGCATACAAGCTTATAGCGAATTGCCTATGCCACTTCTCGTCTTTTTGCGCAGGGTCGATATCCGACGAGGGATAAGCTGCACTATATGCTTTGTATTTTGCGTCTTGGTACATAGTTTTTCTCTTATCGCAAAGTTAATATTTTTCACTATCGGTAGATGAATGTGGGCATGATGTCGCCAATCTCGGTGTCTGTGTTGGATTCTTCAGCATCCACCTCAAAACGCACGATTTGACTCCCGAGCAATGCTGCCCCGCAACCAGTGAATAAGTCAAAGTCGGTCATATACTCAACCCCTTTTATGGCTCTACATTGCTCTATAAATTTCAAATGTTTTTCGCGGTGAATATGCCATTTAATGTATGTCTTAACTGCATTAAACAGCTGCTGTTTGCTATTCTGTAATGAGAAGAAGCCCGGGTGTTCTTTTGGGCGATTTGTTGTTTCGTCAACTTGGTATTTAAGGTATCCTCCATGTTTGCGTTTTATGAAATGCTTCCAAACAAGTCGTATATTTTGCTCACAATACATTTCGGCTCCATAATAAATACAGGCCATTAGCATTTCTTCTGCATACTCATCATCTGTTTCTGGCCTATTCTCATAAGTAGCGACAAAACAATTGGTAGTCCAATCCTTTATATCCTTGTAAGCTGGGTCTATATCGAAATCCCTTTCGCGGAATATAGAGCCTCCGCCTTTTGACCACCTCGCTCTGTCTTCCCTCTTTTGAGAGTTGCCTTTATCGAGGAATTGGAACGGGTCGGCTCCGGCAGTATATCGGAATGGGTGCATCGGGAAAAATTCTCCGCTTTCCTGTACCTTTAAATTACTTCGGCTTGCTTCGAGTATTTCAGATACATCCCACCTTCCATCTTTGGACGGGAACCACTCGACTCTTGGGCTTGGATATTTTTTATATAATTCCAATTCCCAGTATTCTTTCGCGCTGTACGGATTAGGTTCGGTTGCTATAATATATTTAAAGTCTCCCCGCACTGTTGGTGGATTGATTTCATCAAGCGAATCTCTACGGAGCTTCTCTATTGCTTTGTCAAGTTTGTCGATGTCGAATCCAGTATCTCCCTTAGCTGTTCTGAAACAGTCGGCGTATTGGGTAGGGAATAGTCCTTTTAGGTTTCGGTAGGATTGCATTGCATCTGGAGTGCCTATTCGGACAAATTCGTCAAGCTGGGATTGGAGATACTCTTTTGCTCCATAATCTCTGCCTATAAATTCAGCTTGTTCTTCGGTAGGGGTGTCGATAATACTTTCCCCATATGGACCAACAAAATTTTCAAGACCATCAGTGGCTGGGATAAATAATCTGATTAACCCAGTTTTCGTTTGCCCGCTCTTCAGGTTGCGTTCATAGAATTTTGAGCCTTCATTCAGGTCGTAATAATTCTTACCGCCACCTTCGTCCATGTCGGCAACTGTAGTGGGGTGAGCAGCAAATCCATGTATACTTGACCCGCTACCCTGCGATAATGTTTGCTTTATAACGTCCCAGCGTTCAAAGATATTCTCACTTTTTGTATTATGAGTAACGGTATAATCGCCAAGCAAGAATCTTCGGTTGCCGTCAATTGTAAACCCGTAGTATTTGCCGGTATATGAGTAAGACAAAGAAAATGTCGTCTCTTCGCCGCTATCAGCTTTATATAGCTTAAAGTTTAAATTCGGCCTTAGTCCATATTTTTGAATAAATTGGTTTACAGTTATCTCGATTATCCCCGAGCTTGTTTTTAAAACAAGAATATGCGGTCCGTTACAATACCATGGCTCCCATCCTTCTGGAGAGACCCTGTACATGCTTGCCGTCCCTTCTGTTGTGCTAAGCACATTTCTTGGAAGTAAGTCATCCCCCATTAGCTGATCCCCGACCACTATATCCTGAACCTCTTTATTGGTTCCGTCTGCCATTTTCACTAACGTCCTGAATCCGAGGCACTTACCCTCCTCGTCAAGAATGATGGAGATCAATTTTTTACCATCATAGAATTTCCTGAAAGCTGTCGTTGCGAAGTTGATCCTGGAGCCAAGTTCGTCACCTATCTTATTGTCTACCCTCGTGAATGATAGTTCTGCTTGTGGAGCCTGTGTTCCTTTCCATATTGGTTTCAGGAAGAACGGCATTGCCTTGAAAGCTGGGAGCAGTTTATTCCGATATTGCTCGCTGGCGTTATCATCATCAAAGCTTTGGATACCTCCGATAAGGCTACCTTGTGTGATTGACGTTATCCCATATACGATATTTAGGAATTTATGTGTTGCGCCGTCACGCCTATGCTTAGGATATGTGGTCCCATAAATAGTCCTGTGACCCATTTCTTTTCCAAATGCATCTTCGGTGCTCTCGAATGCGTATCTTTGGAAGTGAAAAAATCGCCTATCTCTGTCGCGATACTCAGTCGTGGCATCTGTCAAATCCCAGAAGTTTAGGAACCGGTAATGCCACCCGTCTATAAAGGTTGGCTTGCCGTTTATGAATACCCAATATCCATACAGGATAAAATACCATTGCTTTTCAATCCACTTTATCTCATCCTGATATTCGTTTTGTTTTATTTCGAGTTGTTTCCAAATCTCATCAATTATTCTCTGAACAGTGACGACTTCGTTTTTCGCGCTGGCGCGATTATCTTCGACGCTCCTGATTATTTTATCCTCCAGCTCTTTTAGCCTGGCAGGATAAACTGCTTTCCTGAACTTTTGATCCTTGGCCTCTAATCCCCAACCGTCAATTAATGACCAATCTGGAGGCTCAGGAAGACTTATGGTAACACTTTTTAGATCAGGGTCATTATCGTTAACAGTAAAGCTTTCATCTGCGGATTTATATCCGTATAAGATCAGGGGGTCGATATTAGCCCTGTGGATAGCTATAGCTTCTTTCCTTACCATTAGTCTTCTATTATTACCTTGCGCTTACCTACCTCATATCCTTCGCCGTAGGGATGAATTTTAAGGGGGTCTTTATTGAGTTTGATTTTTTCTGCAATATCCTCAGGTCTTAATTCTAATTTTTCGAGTTCTATAATTTCATATAATCCTTCACGGAGTGCCTTGGAAGGGTCTCCGTTTAAAAACTCAATAGCTCTTAGCTCGATTTTCTTTTCGTATTCTTCGAACATCTGGGCTTCCTTGGTTGAGATTTCAACCTTGCCGATCATTTTTAAGAGTATCCCATAAAACACTTCTTCCATTCCGACGAGGACCGAATAGCTGGCGCCTCTCTGTAATTTACAATAGCGTACAATCATTTGGTTGATTGTATCGTCATCGCCGTTCATTATGGATTTTATTTCCTCACGGAATTCACCGTTTTTCTCGGGCTTCCATCCAGCGAGCTCTGCTGAGAGCTTTTTCCTTTTAAGGCTGTTGCTCTCATAGATTCTCATTCCATTCTTATCGTAGGCTGCAATAATATATCTGATGACAATATTCTTGTCATGCTTAGTTGGTAGTCTGAATTCAGGCCATTGGGATAATTGCGGATATCGTTGCAATAAATTTATAGACGGGGGCAGGTCAAAGACAGGAAATAGCAGTCCTTTAAAGATATAATTCTCCATTTATGTGTGTTTACTGCAAAAATAGGTAAAAAAGACAAGACCGCTGTCGGGCGGTCTTGTATCGAACAAACAAATCTGAGAATCTGTTACCTGGAGTTGTAATGGAGTATATGAGCGCCTATCGTGTGAAGTTCGCTTATGATTGTACGATCCTGGTGAGGTACAGCCAACCCGTTTGCAGGGATAAACTGAGGAACCCGTGTATCGTACAGGCCAAGGTCAAGTAGTTTGTAATATTTTTGAATCGCTGACAGATCAGTCAGGTCATGCATTTCAGCATAGATTGCCAAAGGAATCGTCACCTCTTTCAATGCATCGCCTTCGAATTCGTAGAGAGCGTATTTGATTGTGCCGGTTGGAGTGATATCCCAATTCTGATCCAAAGTTAAAACGCCGGTTGTGTTAGAAACGATTTTTCTTATCTGGCCTGCACCGGTTGTTGCGGAGGTAATACCTACATACTTTCCAATTTGAGCACTTGCGGTGAAAGCTCCGGTATGAGTCAATGTTCCTGCGGCTGCACTTGTAGCAGTTGCTTCAACTTTTCTCGGAAAACTTACGCCTCCAAGCAGCTGAACAACTTTAGGCTGCGAGCCTACTGCGTACAGGTTGGTCCAGAAACGGCTTACAGGGTTTACTCCGCCACTTGCACTACCCAAACTGATAGGTGCGTCGTAAGGACTTGCGGCGCCTGCTTTTATTTTCTGAGTGAAATCAACAACATTCACATCAACGCTCGGGATTCCTACTGCTGAGTAACTTGCAGATGTCGGACAAGTAATATAGGTGCGGTCCTGAGTTGCGTCAGTAATCGTGTCGATTGCAGTAGTCATTGCTGCTTCATCTTTTCCGACTACATCCACCAGCGTAACAGTATCGCTGCGGTATTTGGTTTTGATAATCATAGCACTCAGGAGCGACTGAGGCACTTTGCTGTTATAGATTGCTGCTACGGTTAGTACTGCCATTGGAGTTTGTTTTTTGGTTTCTTTTCTGTTTTTAGACTTGGATAGATTTAGGTTCTACCTTCTGTCTTCTCTCAATGGCAAAGATAAAGCATTTTCGAATAGTTTTATACGTGGTTTTGCACCCAGTTTTTTGCGCTTTTTCGGTTTACGCTTGCGGCTTGCACATAAAACAACTGTTTCAGGGCGCCAATATTCTATTCCTACAGAACACGGATGACCAATTGAGCGCTTCATTTCTTCAATTATAACATTCGATACATAATCTTCTTGTCCTTCAGGGCAAACTACGCTGTCATGGATCGTATAAATAGGCATATTCGGACGTTCTCTTGAAATACGGGTACAGATACGGTCGAGAACAATCTTCGCTTCAAGGCTCTGTAATAGCCTTGGAAGGAACGAATAGTCTTTTTTCTTTACTGCGGACAGGATTTTATATACGGTTGGGAAGATTTCTTTGAAAATTCTTTTCTGGGCGGCTTCTTTTTGGCCGATGAAATGATTGCTGGTGAAGAACGCCAGAAGGACAGAAAGTTTGACATCTGCTTTTTGTTTGAATTCTTCGCCGGTTCTTTTCTCAATTTCTTGCTTCAGGTAGTCGTAAAGTTTGCCTTTTCCGGTTAATTCTGCAAAAAATTTTAGCTCGTTTTGAGCTGATTGGTTTTCAGAGGTTCCACGGAGCATAAGGGTAGGAATACTAACGATTATATTATCAATCACACTCTTTAATTTTACTTTACCTAACTTCTCTTCTTCTTTCTTATCTATTATATCTTTTATATTTATTTCAACTTTATTTAAGTTTTCAGCTTTTTTTGCCTTTCTTTTCATTTCAAAGTCAATTTCAAAGAATTCAGGATTAAATAAAGCTGTTGCTAAATATGGTTGAGAATTTTTAATATCAACATTGACCAGTTTACCTCCATCATACGACATAAAATTTCGAACCCAGAACGGCATACTCGTAAATGTAGTGTGTAGCCTACCTACTACAGTGTCTTTGCTAAACACATAATCTCCAGCCGCTATTTTATCAATACAGTTCATGTGGGCTATATACTTGTCTAAAGCAAGCCTATCGCCTTCGTTTTGATTTTCTACTAATACTTTTAAAGCATGAGCTTTTGCCCCTCTATAATCTATTTCGATTTTATCGTTGAACCATTTCGATAGAGCGCTTTTTTCAGCTTCTACTTCTTGTTTCTTTCTCTGAGCCCAGATGTTCCTTTTAAGAGACCACCTTGTCACCTCATATGGGACTAAAGGCGTGTTGTATTTATCGGACAATCTATATCCTTTCGATTTTTTACCTACCGTATACGTGTTGTCGCATATCAGCATTCCTGTTTCAACCGCATATTTTAATACTAAGTGGGGGTCTTTTATAGTGTTGTGGAGTAGCCTTGAATTAATAGGAGTAAATCCATTTCTAAGTAGTAGTGATGGATTATTTGCAGGGATAGAGTATATAAGACTTATAACATAGGCTATCCTATCTGCTTCAAACATTCTTGGAGATATATAATCGCAAGGATGTTCAAGCATGTGGGCTTGCATATTCAGGTTCTGAGGAATGTATATTATAGGATTTTCCATATTTTAAAATATAAAAAGCCCCAGAGTTTCCCCTGGAGCTGTTTTATTTGAGCTTTGAATGAGTTCGTTCATATAGGTTCCGACACCAAAAAACAAAACAACACCCTTTACGGTAGCCCTACTTAAAATTAAATTTCTTTTATTTTTAGACATTTTGTTGTTTTTGCGTTTATTAGTGTCGGAATACAGCAAAAATAAACAAAAATGTTACAAATAAACGATATATGCTATACCAATATACCGTATAGCAGCTCCATTTTTACTTGGCACTGCCGGAATGGCTCACTCGCGTCATATCCGTGGCCAGAAGCCTGGAAATTTATTGTCACAGGATATGACCCGTAATTTTGCTTCAATAGTCCGATGAAATGAGGCAAGGCACTATCAAACTCTTCCTTTGACTGTCCGTCAATAACAGTGCTGTGGTGCTCCAGAGCTTTCACTACGTTTTCGGGATTCCCGATTAAATTAATTGACCAACTCATGATGTGTATAGGGTTTTACAACGCCCTCCCAAGGCTTTTATTTTTTTTAAGGTTCAATTACTGCTAACATATACCTGCTTTGAATCTTCAAATAAACGTTTTTCCCTCTCACAAGATCATCGCTACTCCTGTAAAATGGGATACCTGCGGCTTTATGGTATAGAACAATCTGCCCTTTCTCAACCGCTGTATCTGAAGCCGTCTCTAAAACGTATTCACTATTCGGTTCTCCACAAAGCTTTATTCTACCGTATTGCTTTGAATACTTTTTGGCTACAGTATCTGGCACAACACCTAACAGGTGTTTTTTAATATGGGGTACATCGACTTCAAGCATTGGCTCAACCAGGTTAAATCCGTTTAACATGATTTCCTGATCACCCCGAATCGCCATAATCAGGTTCCGGTAGTGGACAATAATGCATGTTTTACCGTTTACCTCGATTGTCTTATTTGTTTGCCCCATGGTTGACGCTACGCCCATATAAGACATCACTACTCGATCATTGAGTTGGAGTTGCATGTTCGTCCTCCACTCCATATCATCGGGGCCGTGGCCCATGGTAAGTTTCGCAGGAAGCCCTCTAACGATCCCAACTGTCGTCAGGAATTGTTCAGGATTATAGCTGATATTAACCTTTATGTTCTCGTTTCCGAGCTTTACAGTGTCGTCAAACTTGCTTACTATCTCAACTAACACTTTGTTGTTCAGCATTTTAACTTGACTACTTAAATTATTTTGCATTTTATTGAAATATTTTTTAAAAAGGCTTGGAATGTGTCGAAATTTTGATTATATTAAGTAGAGTTAGTCTTTTGCAACGCTCCCATCCGGTCCTACCCAATACCCTTCACTTATATAAACGCATCCGTCATAACGGAGAGCGTCTCTTGAATAATAGAGGGAGATAAACAGTTCGTCACAATCTTCTTTGTCCCACGATTCTCCATTGTAATCGACGGGGTACAGATTTGATTTAGCCATGGTTTTCTAAGTTTAAGGTTTTTATGTAAAGGGCTACTCCTAATATACAGATAACAGCCAACAGGACGTATTCTATTATTTCAAACAACCCCACTTTCTCGATTAAGTCCATATGCTAATGATTGCTTAAATAATCTGCTTCAGTATTCAATTCTCTGCGTATCCAATAAATCTTTACATCGTTATTCTTGCAAAGACTCATATATTCATTCATAGCTTTAAAGGCGTATTCGCGGTACAGTCCGTCTCCTATTTGCCACTCTCCACTTATTTGAGAAGCGACGAGCATGGAGTCGGTATAGATTCTGATCACTCCACCCTTGCGATTCTTTATTTTAGAAATAAGTAAAAGTAATGCAAGGTACTCGCTTACGTTATTAGAGTTAGCTTTATTAGGAGGTTGCCTTTCTTGAAAATGGGCAGCCAATCCGTCTTTCTTTATTACAACCCCTTGGCCCATTCTTCCGAAAGGATTAGGTACGCAGCTTCCGTCTATGAAACATTCATAGGTTCCGGGAGGATTTTTGCCTGGTATGTTACTCATTTCGCCGTTAATCTTAAAGCTTGTCTAATATCAAGTTTAATCGTATCAACTTCGTAGTCGTTGAATATAAACCACTCACAAACGCTTTCCTTAATTGTGAGAGCAGTTCTACCCCGGCTTTTCATAGTTGGCTTATCCCCGCTCGTATCAACGATTAGGTATATAATTGAGGTGTTGCTTTTATCACGGGCTATTTTGAACCGGTTTTTGGAAACAATTTCTGTTTCACTCAACTCTTTACTGAAAACAAGGAAGACGGCTTTCGAGCGAGTCCTCCACACCGAAGCAGTGCTGACCCCTTTCTGATTATGAGGGGGTAATTTCTGTCTCACCTCAGTCTCAACGTCAGCATTCACTGAAGGGATATCGACTTTTATCTTGTTAAGTAAGATATGAATTTCGTCAAGCGGTTTATCCACATCATATCCTTCGCCTCCGTTAAGAGGCTCCATACTTAGAAAGACCCTCTTCCCTCTGACAGTTGGAGCCGCTCGTATCTTGACACGGATAGCGCCGTAGAATACGATCTGGCCAGCTAACTTAGTTAACTCAGCCAATGTTGTTCTCTGATTCTCGTTCATTATTTATATTTATTTATCGTTTTTAAAAACCGGCTTATGCCCGGATTTTTTTTTAGTGTTAGCGATTGACTACTTCTTGTACTGGCCTTACTTTCAAATTACCATTGCCACCAGCAAACATATTAATATATGCGTAGCATTCATCCTCTGTTCCTGTAAACAAAACGAAGCATCCATTTGCCTCGTCAATTACGTTATATTGTTTCATTTTATTCTATTTTAGAATTATACAATATTATTTCATTTTACTTTCTCTTAATTTACATTCATCACACTGAATCTTACATCTTGGTTTACCTCCAATAGCAGTGTCTATGCAATAAAACGGCTTACTAATATCAGTAACATCTGAACCACTAAATTTGAATGTTTTTAAAAATTCATCGTGCATTTTATGCAACTCTCTAATTGCATTATCGGATTCAATATATGGCTCAAACTGAACAAATGCCTTCCATGTTGCTGCTTTTATTTTTCGTTCAATAAGACTATAATAAAATACTTTATAGTAATCTGATTGTTTTTGCGCATATTGCTCCATTGATAACTTCATATAATCTCTTGGATCAATTGAGTTTTCAAATGGAGTTTTTTTCTGAAGCCACAGAGCATGATTGTTTTTTAATATTTCATCAATTGTTTTCATTATTTATATTTTTTAAATCCAATGCGTATTTACTTCTTTCTGCATAACGGGATATGTGAAGTTCTTTCAACCTATCCATTTCCTTTTCTGCTTTATACTCGTCATATTCCTTTACCTTCCTCTTAATCTCCGAAGACCTGAACATGAACTTTAATTTGTTAACAGATTTGCTATTCCACTGATGCCCCAAATGAGTCACATACCGGTTTTTATTAAGAATGCCTGCGATATCTCGGCTCCTGATCTTGTGAGTTTCAGTCAGCTGTTCAATGAAACTATAGGCCATAATATTTGCGTCGTGCTCCATATAGCGTTTATATAAAGCGTATGGACCAACAATCCTGTCTCTCTCTTTCCCTTTCCAACCCCCAGTAACTCCAATAGGAACACCGCTTTTCGTTCCATAAATCTTTGCTTGTTTTAGGGCGGCTTTGGTATTTCTGCTGATATTCTCAGCTTCATACTCTGCAAGTACTGCAAGAAGCTGTAATGTCATCCTATTAGCCCCTGGGAAGTCACAGAAGAGTATATCAATACCTGAGTCGAGTAAGGCAGACATAGTGGCTACATTTCGGTGTAGACGGTCTAATCTTGAAACGATTAAGGTTGCTTTTGTCTTCTTACAAAGGGTTACTGCTTTTTGCAGCTCAGGTCTAAATTTCTTATTTGTGCCAGTCTCGATTTCAGAGAATTGCGCAATAACCTCATCTTCCGGTTTGATTCGGGAGAATATTACTTGCTCCTGATCTTTTAAACCAAGTCCTGATCTTCCTTGACGGACTGTCGATACTCTGAAATATGCTACGTATTTCATCCAATAATTTTTTCTTCAGTATAAATTCTTACCCCAGGAATATCACGAACACCTCCCTTAATAGCGCCCTCAATTGCTTTTAGGTCAGGAATACAATATCCCCTCGGGACATCAATTGGAACAACTACCTCAAACTTCGTTACAACGCTCATCCCTTTTACTTTTGGCAAATCAGGTATTGCGAATATATGCGGTGGCTCCAAAGCATTCCCGCTGGCGTCAGTTTTTGTGTTCTTCAATTCGAGTTCGCGTTCACGTTTCAATCGTTCAGCCTCTTTTTTAGCTTCCCGGACATAAGAGATCAGCGAATCATTCAATACTTTTATCGCGTCTTCCAAAGGCTTCACTACTTCGGCAGCTCTTTCTTTGGCGACTTTCTGCTGATCATTTATTTTGTTTTTCAAATCAATGTATGGACGCATTGTTACATCCAATTGATCGTTGATTGATTTTACTACCTGCTTTGCATTAGATAAGAGTGTTGAGGCGTATTCCTGCTTTGTGGCGGTTATAGTCCGTATGAGTTTCATCATACTAACTGACTTGTTGACTTCAGATACCCATTGTTCAAATGGACCGAGTTCGGGTGTTGGGACTTTTATGTCCTCGAATTTTACTATATCACTCATAATGACATTTGTTTGCGTGGCTGAATGTTGGTTGTGCTAACCTGGATTAACATGGTTGGGAGGGCATAAATTGCTGTTCCAATATGACGATCAATATTGATGAAGATTGATTCGCTTTGAGCGATATACATTACCTTGTTCTGGTCAACGTATACTTTTCCCGGAATTAGTGGAAAGTTTGTTGAGAACTTCAGCACTCCTTCTAAAATAGGATTGTCGAGTCTTGTTTGGATAACTCGGGTATGAGCTTTCCTGCGATCGCTTCTCGCAACGGTTGTAACTGTTTCTACGTGAGTTTTTACACGCAGGTTTAGCTCAATAACATTGAGGATGTTAGGGCCATTCGGACTAAAGATTATTGTCATTTTGTGTGTTTTGAAAGTTATCCTCCCCCGCTTTCGCGGGAGAGATATAACAAGGTTAATTATTGGCCTTTGCCTGGCTATGATGCGAATTTCCTTTAGGCCCCAGGTTTTAGGACTTTGCCAGGCCAATCGTTTACGCCGTCTTGTTTAACCATACCAGACGTCTTTAATAGGCCTATCGGAGTTCGCTGTTTTAAATCCTCTGCAAATTTACAACAATTGCATTGAATACGCAAGTGTTTTATAAAAAATTTTTATATTAATTATAGTATTCTAATAATCAAATAGTTGGGTGTGATATATACAGCTCGTAGTCATCAATAGGGGCGCCTATTTTGCTTACCATGATAACCTCCGTATACACTTTTTCCCTTTCGTATACCTCTTTAGCTTTTTCTGTAGCCATTTTCTGATACATTTTCCCGACATGATTAGTGTTGTTTTTCCCACAATATGCTTCAATCGTCATGGGTTTACACGGGGTTATAAGTCCGTTATACCTATTCCCTCTACCTACCTGCCCGTCATCACCACATTCTATACTGCTGCCACAAACTGAAAGATACGGAAACCCAAAATCAAAATCAGGGTTAAAAACAACTTTTCCAAAAACAGATAGCACTCCCTCTATTTTTTTCTTCCATTCAGCATACTCATCCCTACTGTTCACTTTTGTAGAATATAATGGAGCAGACAAGCTTATAGAGTTTGGAGTATACATTATTTTATAGTCCGGCCCGATTGGGATAACTCCGTCTGATATCATTTTATTTACAGCGTCCCTTATGTTTAGCACAGTGTTTTCTGCGCCAGATAAAGGCCAATACCCCACCCCAAAACTCGTGTCATTGGACACTACATTAGTGGCTATATTTGATAGGTTTCGGCTTACATTACCTACCCTTATTTCGATATCGAAATCCAAAAGCAATGGTAGCACTGCCTCAACCGTAGCCCTAATGGATGATGTTAATATGGATTTGACCTCATCATTAATTTCGCTTACCTGCCCTCCGAGTATAAAGCATGGCTTCTTTTTGATATAGAATGTTCCGAACCCAGCGTTTATATCTCCAGCAAGAAACACCGCCTTGTCGATATTATAGTGTAGTGGGCGGTCGTATTTTTCGACATAATATTTATCAAGTTCTGAAGCGCAGTTTTCTACAACTGAATCGGTAATCGAGTCAGGGTGTCCGTATCCTTTGTGTTCAATGATCTCCATATAGTTTTTTAGCTATTTGTTCAACAATATTTACTGTTACAGAGTTACCAAGAAGCTCATACCGTTTCGAGTCAGATAATTCATATGTGAGCCCCTTTTCGTTTACACCAAATCTTGTCCAGTCATCAGGGAATGAATGAAGCCTTTCCCCCTCTATCGGAGTTATTTTCCTCGGGTTTTTACCCGGCTGCGAAATCAATATTTCCGACCCATCTTTATAGTATCTCCCAGAGATTGTGCTTGTATACCCACTATTTTCATCAAAAATAGAATATCCAAAACCATTACCTCTCCTACCATGTTCTGCTTTTCTGCGCTGGTGACCATCCCAAAGCCTATCGCTTATAGTGTATTTATTATCCACCTTCGGAAGCAGAATATCTCCTACTTTAGTTGGCAGGAAACTGTTTTTTATCGGGAAAATATTTACCTCTTTATTCCGTGACCCTACCACATATACCCTTTCTCTATTCTGGGGAACTCCGAAGTCTTTTGAGTTAAGTACAGCATAGTCTATACTGTATCCGGCCTGCTTAAATAGCCACACTATAGCCTTGAAGTCAGCTCCTTTTTTACTGGATAAAAGCCCTTTTACGTTCTCAAACATAAAGTTCTGAGGTTTGTATTCAACCAGTAGGTTTAGAAAATAATAGAACAAACTACTTTTCTGTCCCTCCAGCCCGGCTCTTTTGCCAGCTATACTAAAGTCCTGACAGGGGCTGCCTCCAACCAGTAGATCGAAATTAGGAATAGGGTCTCCATCTTTATAATTGACAACATCTGGGTATCTGTACCGGCAAACATCTATTGCAGACTGTTTGATATCGCCAAACCCAACATGGACTATATTATCTCCAAGGGCCCTATCTAATCCAAGAGAGAATCCTGCTATACCTGTAAACACATCAAAAACGCGAACTTTCATATAAGCTATTTTAAGAATAAACTAATAAAGCTACACAATGCATACCCCAGGAAAAGAAACCCGAGAGTGTATTGTTTGTTTTTGAAATACCATATAGCTGCCCCTATATTCAGGACAACGCTTATTATCAGGAAAGGGTTCATTGTTTTAATTTTAGAGATCATGATTATGTTTTTTAATTTCTGCAAAAGTACAATAAAAATATACGATAAACAAACGTTTTATAAAATTTTTTTATAAAAATATATTAAATCAAATAGTTGGAGGCTCCGGTAGGTTGATTTGCTTACCGGTTTTAGTCATATACGCCTCTAATAATGCACGGGATGAGTCTCGAATAATCTTATGTTTGGAGTTCATTCGGATTAAATTCGTTGTAAGGAACTTAGCTTGCCTCATCACAAATACTCCGGGTATGATCTCTAATCCGCCTTCTTTTCTCGTGTGTATTAATTGTGTCTCCTCCATTCTTTTTCTGTTATTTTATTGATTTTTACGACTACTCTTTTGGGTTTCGAATCAACTATTTTAGAGACTTCTTCGTAAAGCATTTCGCCTGAATTCGGTCCTTCTTCAATAGGTACATCGGTACTACTTTGGAGTACATCTGCTACATTGTAGCACATTATCTTAGCTGTCATAGGGGATTTATTTTACCCTAAGTTAAGCTTTCCTACAATCATTTCTTGGCCTGGGATGTAATTCATTTGCCTTATTTTCATATGGAGTGCAGTCCATATTGGAGTGCACTCAGACTCAATAGGCTTGTAGTTATTTACGAAATATTCGTAGTTGAGCTTAGTGGCAACTGGTTTGCGGCGCCTTTCAATCCACATCAGGAGCCTTTCGTAAGCAGCAAGAATATCTCCATAGACAACCTTATAACTCACATCAGAAAACACTCCTTCTTGGTTTAGAATAACCCCAAGGAAAGTATCTTCTAACTCTGCAAGCTCAGGATCACTCTGATCGTATTCCTGTTCTGATTTACGCCTCTGACTCCTGTTAACTGATTGGAGAGCCCAGATTCTTGGCTCATCCATATTGATAACTTCTGATTTATCTGTTTTAAATATCATTAGTATTCTGATTTAAAATTAATTTATCCAAGTAATTTTGTTTTACTTTCAGCTATTAGCTTTATAGATTCGGGCTCCAGGAAGTCCTTAATTCTTTCATTCATTATAGCTATTGATTTGATCAGGCCAACAAAAAACTCGCATACCGATTCAGAATACTCCACCTCTTTAATTATACCATCGGGCGGAGGGGATATACAAGGCACATCGTTAAGCCACTTTAGGAAACGCCCGCTTCTTAGAGCTGTAGTCGCTATATCTCCGCCAGAAGATAGCCGTTCAAACTCAGATTTTGCCTTCCCGCTCCTATACACATAATCCCTCTTAACTGTTGGTTTAGCGTACACAAGAAGCCCAAATGGGCTGTTATTGACAGCTGATATATTTACGTTGCCTTCTATCCATTTAGCATACCTATTTTCTGTCCCATTATTCCATTCATCTTTAACTCCAGACCACTCTGAAGACGGGTTTGGAATCACTTCCCCGTTTTTATCAAATGCATATGATACCCTTGTTTGGATACAGTATCTTATAACTATTTTTTCAGATGTCATTTCCCTACTCAGGTATTCGAGGCAAATATCTTTCACCTGGTTTACTACCCCGTCATATGTATTAGATGAGAAATAACCTTTATTGCCGAGTTTATTCCTGCTTGTTTGAATATTTGCGTCTTCAAATAATTTAATTATGTTGGCTGGAAGCGTGGTCACAAATGACCCATCTTTATTGATATAAATGTCGAATATGATAGAATAGTCGTTTCTATCAGGGCCGCTAAGCATCAATCTTTCTGTTTTAAATTTTGCCATGATTTTAGTATTCTGATTTAAGTTTCCAACTTCCGTCAATTTTTATTCTCGTAATAGGAGAGGATTGCATGTAAGCTAAGATCGAGCTCATCCCCCCAAGCATGTAGTTTAGCTTATCTATTTTTTTATTGTCGATAGCCTTTATTATGACGTCTCTCGCGTGTAATGCACTGGAGTGATCAGTTAATGCCGGAAAGAACATAAAAGCTATTGCAGGTAATCCAAGTTCTGTATACATATACAGTAGATAAATAGCCTGACTCCTCGCCCTCATAATTTCTTTCTTTCGCGTTTTTACCCTAAGATGCCTGAATCCTTTCCCGTGTACCGAGATCAATACCCTCTCAATCTTAGTTACAATATCTATCTCGGAAACAACTTCGATCAAGTCTTCAGGGAGCCCAGGTAGCACATACGGGCTCACGGTTGTAATCTTTGGTGCGACCATACTCTTGTCTTGTCATCCAGATCATACAGAATTCTGTCGTGCAGACGGTTGGCTCTCCCTTGCCAAAATTCGATAATTATCGGAGCTACTGCGTAGCCGCCCCACCATGCAGGGCAAGGGGTAAATGCGTCGATAATTTTCATGTAAGCTTCGAAGAAATTATCTTTCAAAGTCTTCCTGCTGTCAATTGGTTGGCTCTGGTGAGAGGCTAAGGTGGCAGCCCGGCTTTTAATTGGGCGCGAATTCCAGTATCTTGCGCTGATAGAGACGGGGATTTTTTGGGCGAATCCATGGATTCGGACTTCGCGATAGAGCTCAGGCCAAAAGAAAGTCAATTCGACTTCATTATTGTGCCCTATCTCGACACCTTTATCGCTCGCATAGCTGGTGTAGAAAACAAATCGCGGCTGATCTGCCAGGTATTGCTCATCCTCAATAATGGTCAAGTCTTTCAGTAGGACAGTACGGCAGGCTACGCTATCCATAAATACGGTACTTAAATGCATTGCCGTAGGCTCGCAGCATTTTGTCTTAACAGCTTCTTTCAGCCATGATTCAAACAGTTCTATTGGATTCTTAGGAGGATTGCTAAGCGCAGTCCCTAAATACTCATTTCTGGCATTTGCCAGGTAGTGACGAAGATTTTTCATGTTCAGATTTTTTGTTCGCCGGCAAAGATACAACAATTTTTTATAATAAAAAAGGATTATTTTGTATATGAGATAAAAAAATACCGACTGTTCGCCGGTATTTTTAATTCTGTCCAGGTAGGTCCTTAAAACGATTTCGATACTTTGATTACGAGAACATCTTTCTCAGGCACATAAACCGATTCCCCTGATTTTGGGTTACGAGCATTATGCTCAGCTTTTGTTTTGCGCGAGAAAGAGCACAAGCCTGGGATTGCGATTTTGTCGTCGCGATCCATGACAACGGTTTTGATGAAATACGGAAGGCAGTTGATAACTTTTTCAACGTCTGCTTTTGGGACCTCGCTGTCAATAGACAGGTGTTTGATTAATTCTGATTTGTTCATTTTGATGTGTGTTTTGTTTA